GATAACCTTCTCTCACGAGTCCGGTACATGGCAAAAGCTCTCGACTGTCGGTACGTCATCCTCGACCACCTATCCATCGTGGTTTCTTCTCAGGAAAACGGAGATGAACGAAAAGCAATAGATGAGATTATGACACGCCTACGGACACTGGTGGCAGAGACAGGCATCACTCTGTTCCTAGTCTCACACCTGAAGCGCGTCACAGGTAAGCCACACGAGGACGGAGGCAAGATCAGCCTACAGGACTTACGTGGCAGCCAGAGCATCGCTCAACTGTCTGACATTGTGATAGGCATGGAACGTGACCAGCAACACGAGGACTTAGAGACACGTAACACAACGACTGTACGCATCCTGAAGAATCGTTACACAGGTCAAACAGGGCCAGCCTGTTGGCTCAAGTACAACTTAGACACTGGACGAATGGAGGAAGTAGCACCACCTTCAGCAGACACGGAGACTGAGTTCTAATGTACAACGCAAAAAAAGAACACCAGCTATCAGTGAGACTAAACAAAGTACCCAGTAAAGGCTTTGTATACCTCTTGAGAATTAAAGGAGATGACGGATGGGTAAAAGTTGGTAAAACCACCAAACCTGCTTCACGATTATTAGGCTACAAAACACACTACCCATTTAAAGAGTGTGAGTACATAACAGTAATTCCTACAGATTATATGAATAGAGTAGAAAGTTTAACGATTCTTGCATTAAAAGAAAAATGTGAAGAATCCTTAAGGCGTGAATGGTTTAAAATAAAAGAGGATGCTGCTATTGAGTGTTTAAATTCATGTCTAAAAAAAGAAGCAACAAAGGAACACGCTAAATTAATAAGACAAGGGCATAAATTAGAGGGATTAGGGTGAGTGAATATGTCTACTGTGACATTGAGACAGACGGGCTAGACGCCAGCGTCATCTGGTGTGCAGTCTGCCGGTACAACAACGTCAACACGGTGATATGCAATGAGAGAGACTTTAAGGACTACGTGGCAAACCTGCCGGAGGCTACTTGGGTATTTCACAACGGAATTGGCTTTGACGTTCCAGTACTTAATCGTCTTTGGGGTGTGGCCTTTGATAAAAGCAACGTATGCGATACTCTTGTGTGTAGTCGCCTTAGTGATCCTAGTCGATCTGGTGGACACTCCCTGCGAAACTGGGGAAACATCCTCGGGTTTGCGAAGGGAGACCACAGCGACTGGTCGAGACTAACACCAGAGATGATCGATTACTGCATCAGAGACACGGAACTTACTCAGGCTGTGCACGAGGCACTTCAGGCAGAGCTAGAGGGTTTCTCTGAGGAGTCGATCAAGCTGGAGCACGAGGTACAGTGGGTCATTCAACAACAAGAGCGTAACGGATGGTTACTAGATCAACGCCTAGCGTTTAGTCTCTGCGGTACGTTTAAGGAGAAGATGAATGATATTGAGACCAAGTTGCAGGAAGTATTCCCGCCTATTGTTGAAGAAAGGTGGTCGGAGAAAACAGGCAAGCGCCTTAAGGATAAGGTTACGGTCTTTAATCCCGGTAGTAGACAACAAGTGGCAGAAAGACTTGAAGCTAAAGGTGCGGTATGGTCGGAACTCACCCCGAGCGGTAGGCCACAGGTGGACGAGAGGACGCTTGAGGAGAACAAACACATACCGGAGGCTGTTCTCGTCCTTGAATACCTTTTACTCCAAAAGCGATACGCACAAGTCTCTTCATGGATAGAACACGTACAGGAAGACGGTAGAGTACATGGTAGGGTTACAACTAACGGTGCTATCACAGGGCGCATGACGCACCAGACGCCTAATATGGCACAGGTTCCTGCTGGTTACTCACAGTACGGAGAAGAGTGCCGCCAGTGTTGGACTGTGCCTACGGGTAAAAAACTAGTTGGCTTCGATGCTTCAGGTCTGGAGTTGCGTATGCTGGCACACTACATGGACGATGAGGAGTTTACCAATGTCTTACTTACAGAAGACGTACACACAAGAAACCAAATGGCTGCGGGACTGGACACAAGACCTCAAGCAAAGACTTTCATCTATGCTTTCCTCTACGGAGCAGGAGACGCAAAAATTGGAAGTATCGTCGGAGGAACTGCTACACATGGCAGGAAACTTAAGCAACGCTTTCTATCAAACACACCTGCTCTTGAAAGCCTACGAGAACGAGTTGGAGTCGCTTCTCAGCGGGGTCACCTTGTCGGACTCGACGGTAGAAAACTCTGGGTCAGATCAGAGCACAGTGCACTAAACACGTTACTACAGGCCGCTGGCGCAATCGTGATGAAGAAGGCACTCGTGATTCTAGACGATTACGCTAGGCAGTGGAACATTGACTACAAGTTTGTGGGGAACATACACGATGAAGTACAAACGGAGGTTGCCGCAGAACAAGCAGAGAAGTTCGGCTACTTGGCTGTGGAGTGCCTCAAGGCAGCAGGAATGTACTACAAACTCCGATGTCCTCTCGACGGAGAGTACAAGGTCGGAACAACATGGGCGGAGACACACTGAGGAGGTTACTATGAATTATGTAAAGAGAGACGGAATGTACGTTAAAAATAGTCCTGAAGCAGTAAGACGTAGAAATTCTCAAAGAATGTACGTTAACGGAAAACACGTACCTATGACTCACCCGCTACACAAACCCGGACGCTACAAGACTTTTGAAGATGCAGCATTTAGCAGTCTAGCGAAGTACGAGTTAAGCAAAGAAGGACAGGTGTACATCATCACTAACCCTAATTTTCAAGACTGGGTGAAAGTAGGCATGGCTGTAGACTCAGAGGACAGACTCAACGGTTATCAAACGTCTTCGCCATTCAGAGACTATGCGCTGTACAAGAGTTGGCCTGTGTCTGACCGTAGGTCTGCTGAATCAGAGGCACACACGTACCTAGAGAAGACCTTTGACCGTAAAGGTGAATGGTTTAAATGCACACCAGAGGAAGCAGAGTCTGCTATCGCTGGTCTAATGGAAGCACACAAATGAACATATATAATCTAGTAGACGACATATACAAGGTAGTCTCTTCAAAAGACGTACCAGAGAGTGTCGATCTAGAGAAAGAGATAGACCGCTTCGGTGAAAACTGTAAGCGACTGATGACTAACCTGTTCACAGAAGAACGTGACGGACGTAAGTTACGTATGTCCAACATCGGACGTAACGACAGGTTCCTCTGGAACGTAGTGAACAACCCTGACGTACAAGAGGAGATGACACCTAACACCTACGTCAAGTTTATGTACGGACACTTGATCGAAGAGATGCTTCTGTTTCTCACTAGGCTCTCTGGGCACGAGGTTACTGATGAGCAGAAGAAGTGTGAAGTCAACGGCATCAAAGGCTCTATGGACTGCAAGATTGACGGTGTAGTTACTGACATCAAGAGTACGTCTACCTTTGGCTTCAAGAAGTTTAAGGACGGAACACTGGCTTACGATGACCCGTTCGGTTACGTGGGACAGATCAAGGGCTACGCTCACGCCGAGGGTGAAACAAAGTTCGGGTGGCTAGCGATGGACAAACAGAACGGACACCTGACGTACCTGCTGTACGACTCAGAGGACACACAGGCACCTGTTCACGACTTAATCAGCTACGACATAGGAGAACGCATTGACCACATAAAAAAGCTAGTGGAGCAGCCTCACCCACCAAGCGTGTGCTACGAGCCTATCGACGATGGAAAGAGTGGAAACCAGAAACTCGCCGTAGGCTGCTCTTACTGTACTTACAAAACGGTATGCTGGCCTTCCGTAAGAGCCTTCGCGTACTCTTCAGGGCCAAGATATTTAGTAGAGGTATTCAATGAGCCGAAAGTCCCGGAAATCCCGCTTAGGGAACTTTAGGTCTGAGTTTGAACAGAACGTCAACGCACAATTACAGAGAGAGGGTTTTACCTATGAGTCAGAAAAGTTTAGCTACCAAGTACCTAGAGTTTACACGCCGGACTTTATCCATCCTAACGACATCCTTGTCGAATGCAAAGGCTTCTTTAGAGAAGGAGACACACAAAAGTATAAGGCGATTAAGGATTGCCTACCGTGTTTCCATGAGTTAGTGTTCGTTCTTATGAAACCTAACCAGAAAGTACGCAAAGGTGCCAAACTAACAATGGCAGAATGGTGTGACAAACACGGAATAAAGTGGTATACTATAGATACTTTGGAGGAGTTGATTGAGTATGCTAACGCTAGAGGAAATTAAAGAGAGGATTCTAAAGGTGTACGATCCTGATGACCTTCTGGAAGGACTCCAGATCACAGCAGAAGAATTACTGGATAGGTTTGAAGATAAGTTAATCAACCGACTAGATCAATTTGAAGAAGACTTAATGGAGGAAGA